AACTTATACATTCTAATTTAATTAGATGCAAGTATTAAGGGAGAGATATTTCTACCTCCCCCTTAATACTTGCATCTAATTAAATTAGAATGTATAAGTTCCTGATCCACCTAGGACATTAGCTCCGTGTGTTACAGAACCGAATGATCCACCAGTTGAACCTGATACCTTGATATTCTTTACGATTACGTGTGCATCGTAGTTTTCCATTGCACAACCAACACGGATAAAGAGAGTGTACTCAATTGTATCCTTCTTTGGCTGGAATAGACGATAAACTGTTACGTCACGCTTGATACCAATGATAAAGTTCTGAGGGAAAGTCAAGTGTAGATCACCGTGCAAACCACTTGGGCTTGAATAGTCACCTGTACGTGTCTCATCCATCAATGGAACGTTAATTACTGGAATACCAAAAGCGAATGGAGTTACAGTACCTGGGCCACCATCATTAGCAGCAACATCTCCACGAACTACGCCAGAAGCTAAGTCGAATGGATTGAATGATGTGCTTGACATTGATGTTAGGTTGTATAGGTAGTCCTGAACCAAGTTAGATCCTGTGAAGAATCGAAGTTGGTTGCGACGCTGCTTATACTTACGAGGAAGAGTCTTAATTGCAAGGTTGAATACAGCCTTGTCAAGTCCCTGTCCATTAGCATCAACAACGTGAGCGTTGTCAAGTGCTAGCTGACGGAATCCCTTGAACGCAGAAAGCAGACCTGTGCTTGTACCTGTACCATTGATCAAAACATCCTCAATGTCGTTACCAGCCTGGGTAGCCATCAAACGTGCAATGTGATCTTCCAAGTCTGGACCCTCAAGGTTATCCTCAAGAGATTCAGATGAAAGTTCCCAGTCAAGACGCAACTTGCGAGTTGTCAAAGAAATCTTTGAGAATGTTGCAGCAGCATTTGTAAAATCTGAACCAGCCTCATTAACATAATTACGAGGATTATCTTCAGAAGCTACTGTCATGATTCTCTGACCTACTGAAACACGATCAATTTCTGTGATATTGCTACGCATACGGATTGTACGAGCAGCCTTTGCTAGGATAGTTGCATCCCACATGTAATCTAGAAAACGATTAGCCTGATCTGGGTAGAGAAGACCAGTACCTGAAAGGGTACGTCCATCACCTGATAGATCTGAACCAGAAGTTCCAAGATTTGTTGTATCAATTACTTTTTGTAGAAGTTCATTACTCATTTATTATTTCACCACCTTATTTTATTTAGTTTATTTAGTTAAGCTATTAACACCGAGGAAGTGTCCTTGCCATATACTTTTTTGGATTGTTTTTTCCTCCATTGACCCGTTAAGATCACTGGACTTCTTTACTGCGGTTGCAGACTCAAAGCCTTTTAGCTGATGGTCAACATATTCAATCTTGCCATACATCTCTGCAATCGTCTTTGTTATCTCATCATTCTTGCTCTTCAGTTCATCAATTGCTTTTGTCATTTCCTCTTTGGCATCTGATACCATCTTGACAACATCCTGAACTGTAGCAGAATGAGTAGCGTAATTCTTTTCTATTGATTCATTGAAGAAGGTCTTAAGGTCGCTTACCATCTTTGAGAAATCAAGTGTGTCCTCAACCTCTGAAATAGCAACAGCCTTTTCGATTGCTTCTCCTGCATCAACTGCTGTTTCATCAACAGCTACTGCCTCTACTGCAGGTGCAGCATCAACAGCTGGAGTTTCAACTTCAGCAACTTCTGGAGTTACTTCTGTATTTGTTTCTTCTGTCATTTCATTACCTCCTTCATTTTTCTTAATCGCACTAGTGACATCAATAGGCGAAACTTGTTTTGCTTCATTTTGATCTGGATAAAGATTAATTGTTTGTGTGCTATCAACTACATTTCCTGGAGCAGCAGTTTCTGTTGCTGCATGTGCAGGTGTAGGAGCATCATCTTTCTTAAAATAAGAATCAACAATCTTATCAATTGCTTCAAACTTTTCAGTATCTGATTGTTCTACCCAACCAATTGAAGTCATTGCATCTCCACATACAACACAATCTTTTTGTGTTTCTACAGATGTTGCTGCAACTTCATCAGACTTGCACCAAAACACATTTTCAGTAACAATACCTTCA